ACGCCGAAGTTGATAAAAGCAACGATGCGTACATTGAAGGAGCTGAGCCTGGGTTGTTGTTAAATACAGTAACTAACGAGCTATACGGCAAAGAGATTTATGTCTTGAATATTAATTTCAATGACGAATTTGTTGTTTGGCGTAAACGGGACAAAGGTGGAGGTCTAGTAGGTAGCTGTGCTTCGTCAAGTGAAGCAGATGCACTTATAGCCCAACAATCTGGCAGCCCAGATGACTTTGAGGTAATACAAACGCATAGTCATTTACTAATGAGGAAAGACGCTGAAACTGGAGAACTTATAAACACTCCTTTTCAGATGGACTTTTCTTCATCTAAACTGCGTGTATCACGAGAGTGGAACACTCAAATTGCACAGTTAGGTGGCGATAGATTCTCTTCCTTATGGAAGTTATCTTCTGTTTCTACACAAAACCGTGCAGGTCAAAAGTTTCATAATCTCTCCGTTGAAAGCCAAGGATGGGTCGTAGACGAAGACTATGAAAAAGCGAAAGCTGTTTACAAAGCGGTTAAACAACCTGCTGCTAAATAGTACTTGCGAGAAGGGGCCGTGTACGGAGAGATAAGTAATTGCAAACATCATAAAAACAACAATTACTCGTGCATAGCCCCTTTTTTATGTTATTCTTACTCGGTGAACGAAAGTCAGTTTATAAATAAAATACATAAAAAACTTTCTAACCAAGTCTACCGTTGGAAAATAAATGATCCTTACCACGGAGGAGTAGCTGATGCTTACTACAGTGGGCCAGCCGCTTCGGCGTTTGTAGAATATAAATACAAACCCATACTACCTGTAAAAGATACTTCTAAAATAAACTTTGGTTTATCTAAACAACAAGAACTTTGGCTTACAACCCAGGTAAATCACCAGGTCCCTGTGTACGTTATTGCAGGATGTGAGAACAAAGTAATACAACTAACTGCTGATTTTGAATCTATAAATACGTACACCAAAAAAGATTTTATTAAAAATTGTATAGATTTAGATGAGTGGGTAAATACACTGCAAGAACATTGCTTGCATACAAACGGAAAAATAAATGACTGACTTTGTAAACAAACCTCCACATTACACTGACCAGGGGCCCATTGAGTGTATAGATGCAATTCAATCTGCTATGTCTGCAGAACAATTTGAAGGCTGGCTGCGCGGGAATGTACTCAAATATCTATGGAGATACCCAAGTAAAAATAAAATAGAAGATTTAGAGAAAGCATTATTCTACCTAGACAAACTAAGGTCTGTTAAGATAGAGTATGAAACTAAACATGACTTTAAGCGAAGAGGTAAGAACTAATGGCTATGGTAAAAGTAAAAGGCGTTAATGTTTCATCTTTAAACAAACGCCAGCAAACTGCACTTAAAAAACATGCTAAACACCATACAGGTAAGCACATAAAAAGTATGGTTGCCATGATGAATCGCGGTTCTACATTTACTGAATCTCACAAAAAAGCTATGAAAAAAGTAGGTAGATAATGGGACGAAACTACAGAGACGAATACAGAAAGTACCAAGGTACACCTGAACAAAAGAAAAGAAGAGCAATGCGTAACAAAGTCAGGCGTGCCGCGCTTCGTAACGGTCAAGTCCGTAAAGGCGACAACAATGATATACACCATATAGATGGCAATCCAATGAACAATAGTCCATATAACTTGCGTGTTGTTAACAAAAGCAAAAATAGATCTTTCCCACGAAACAGAAACGCTGGGAAAGCTTAGGTAACCACTATGGCAACAGTAAAAGAATCTTTTGCAAAAATAGAAGCTCACGAAAGAGAGTGTGCCATTAGGTACGAATACATAGAGAAGCGACTCGATGAAGGGTCTGCTAAATTTAAAAAACTAGAAAATATGATATGGGCTGTATACCCATTTATATTAGGTTCTATAGTCCTATCGAAATTTTTAGATTAAGTTACAGGCGTAAACAACCCAGTTTCTATCAATTTATCTCTATTAAGTTGATGCGACACTTCTACATCATCTTTATTTTGACCGTAATAAGCTACTGCTAGATAATTGTCTACCAAAGCTTCGTTAATATTTAAGTCATCTATTATTAAAGTACCTAGTATACGACCAAATTTACCTTTTGAATCCTTTAAATGTGTTTGGATTACAAAGTCTTTACCCGAGCTAACCATTTGTACAATAAAGTTTTTAGCTAATAAACCTCTAACTTTTTCATCTTTATTTCTAGTTCTGCACTCAGGTGTATCTATTGCATACAATCTTACCCTGGCCTTATGCAGTATAGAAAAACCTAAATCTAAAACTACATCTACTGTATCTCCATCCACTACTCTGTCTATTTCACATTTATATTCGTACATCTAACTCCCCTGCTTAATTGTAATTGAAGAAGCACTTCCACCATTTGTACTTACCTGGTTTGTTTTACCCCCTTGTTCTATTCTAATATCATAACTTCCTTCTTTAGAAACTTGTAGTTGTAAATTATTTTCTACTTGTCTAATAAATTTCACCTCACTTTCGTTAACAAATGTGCTTATCTGAGTGTCGCTATCAAATCCTATAGCTGTACCTTTTACACCTTGTTCGCTTAAAGTGCTACTTGCTTTAGAAAGTTCATCTACTTCTTGTATGATATCTAACAAATCTTCGAGAAAATTAGCAGCAAGGTAATCTATATCAAGCTCTGTATATTCTAAATTATCTTGTTCTAACTCATCTGTATCAAGTTCGTCAAACTCAAGAAAATCAATATCTAAAATACCACTATTATTTGCACTAGTTTCTTCACCTGTGCTGTCTTCAGCTGCAGACGGTGGGTTTACAATCAACATGTTATCAATCATAGAAACATCAAGATCAAGAATAACAGCAGGCGTAGGAGCTGTTTCAAAGTTGTACACTGTTGTACTTTCGTATGGCCTATTTAATATAACTTGTCCTAAAGCTGTATCTACAGTTATCTCTCCACTAGCATTACCAAACTCATCAGGCAAAAGTATAACCAAAGCTTCACCTGTTTCTTTTACAGTTATTGTAAAGTCCGTCCCTCTTATACCTACTACTGCTGCATGAGTTCTAATTGTAATGTTATCTTTTGGTATACGTGGCTTTTTACTGGATATAAAACGTCCTGTCCCTTTGATAAAATTCAAAGCCATAGTTGATTTGGCAGGATCAGGATCAAACACAAACTCATCTATTACAACGTTGCTATGTTCAGTCAAACGTATAGTCGTCTCATCTCTAAACGTTACACCCATACGCCCCGCTGCGGTTTCTAGTTTGTCCATAGAGTTTAGCGAAAAGTTAATTTCACTCTCATATGGCTTGTCTCTTACTACTCTGGTGTTTCCTTTTAACTCTGTAATATTACCAATATCAACATCCAACGCTTGAGCCCTGGTCATTTTGCTGTACGCATACGGATCCAGCGTTTCCAGAAGAAGTAATGCGCAACCAATCATTGTCTTGAGTAGATGTTTGATCAATGTCAAAGCTCCTATTATTACCATCATGTTCTAATTTAAAGTAACCGCTAGCGTAGCCTGATTGCACGACATCTACTGTATTTGAATCACCATCCAAATCAATATAATTTGTACCTGAATCTACATCAAGATCAATATGAACAGTGTTACTAGAACCTTGCACTATCGTATCTATATCTGCACTACTAGCTAGAGCATTAGTAGCTAAGTCTAGTGTCATGGTATTACTCGATCCATCGATATCCACATTAACATTTGATGAATCTGCACTATTCGCATTATTAGGATCTACCTGTATTGTGTACTGGTTGCTATCGCCATCTATATCGAAGATGCCTGTAAAGCTGTCACTCGTAATATCCCCTAAAAATTTATTGGAATCGCCAATTAAATTCAGATCTAATGACATCGATGCTCCATCTAAATCAAATGGTGTCATAGAACCAGCTGAACTATTTAAACCGCCCACTAAGTTTCCTGCTCCCAGTTGCTCGATGTCGATACTAGCACTCGCACCAGCTTGATCCACATATATTTCATTATCATCTGAATATGACAAGCTATATGCAAATAAAAACGCAAGCATAACAGTACCATAGAACATATTGTTAAATTTATT